GATGCAGTTAGTGAAGAACGAATGCTAAAAGCTATGACCGCTGCAAAAGAATACGCCGAGAGAAGAGAGCAACAACAAAAGCAACAGACAACACAGACACCAGTTAGCTTTTTCTCTTAAGGGGGGGTTTTAAATGATAGGAATAAAAAATACACTCCCGAAAGAAGTCAAACCTAGCTTAATCTTATATGGAAAACCAAAGAGTGGAAAAAGTTCCACTCTTGCAACTTTCAAAAAAGCCATTATTTGTGACCTTGAAAAAGGCTATGACGAGCACTTTGGGTTTATGGGCGACACAGTAAATTCTTGGGATGAATTTTTAGACTTTAAATCCGAACTAAAGAAAAATAGAGAGTGGCGTAAACAATATAGTTGGGTTATTATAGATACTATGCCAAAACTCTATGAATACGCAAAAGCCTTTATAAGAGAAGAGCAGAATGTTCAATTTCTTGATAGCTTGGCTTTTGGAAAAGGTCATATTTATCCTACTGATTTAGTTATGAATGCACTAAACGAAATAAAAGAGTTAGGCTATGGAATAATTTATGTATTACACTCTAACGAAAAAGAAAAGAAAGGTATAGATGAAAAGGTAGAAAGTTATATATATCCAGTATTAGAAAGTCGCCCTTTTACCTTAATTAGTGCTGATGTAACTGCTACTGTTTATTTTGCAAATGAAAAGGGGAAAAGTTTATTTTGTTTAGGTAGAAATGCTGCTTATGCAACAGGCTCAAGACTAGAAAAGTATTTACCAAACACAATTCCAGCAACTGAAGATGATTTAATAAATGCCTTTACCAATGCAAGAGCTAAAAAAGCTGCAGAGTCGGGTGTTAGTATAGAAATGGTTGACAAAGAGGTTAATCAAATGTCTGATAGTGAAAAATTCACAAAATTAATGGCTGACTTAAAAGAAATTTATACTGCACATCCAGATAAAATAGATGCGTTTTCTAAAGCACAATTAAAAATATTTGGCGAAGATTTCAAACAAACTGATTTGTCGCCACTACTAAATACCAAATTAATTTTATTTTTAGATGAATTAAAAAAATATATAGAAGGATAGTTTAATCTATCCTAAAGGATATAATATGCTAATAACGAAAGAATTTGTATTGGAGAATTTTTCTAGGTTGTTAAAATACAATCTGGAAAATCCAAAAGATAAACTTATTATACCAATGGAAGAGTTATCTAAATTAGATAGTGATACTTCTGATATGGCGAAAAAATGTCGTCAAATATTATTAGAAAATAAAAGTGTTTTTAATTTCGTAGATAAAACTTTTAACGACTTTAAAGATGAAACAGAAAACAACCTTTTAGCAACATATTCCTTAGAAGAAGGATTATCTTGGGTAAAAAGTGGTAAAAAGCTATTTAAATTCGCCGAGGATAAAATTCAAAGTAACACTAAATATATAAATGATTTACAAAATGTAGAATTGATAGATGCAGCAAATAATTTTTTGGCAAACAATGATGAAAGTGTTTTGTCAGATTTTAATAAAGATTGTTATTATGTAATAGGCTATGAAGGTGATAATGCTTATGCAAACACTATCTACTATAAAGACAAGTGGGTCAAACTAGGTACTGATGTAAAAATTTCTAGGGATTGTAAACCTAGAAATATCGAGCAAAAAATCTTAATGAATGAATTACTTAAAGATGAAAAAACTATAATAAGAATACTAAGTTCTTTTGGAACAGGTAAAACTTTTATATCATCTCATTATGCTTTATCAAAAGTACGAGATGGAAAGAAAATTGTTTTAATTCCGAATAATTCTACTGTAGAATTTGCAAGAGAGACAGGCTTTTTAAAGGGCGATTTACTAGATAAGGAACTTTCATATTTGGGTGGATTTGTAGATATAGAGGGGATAGATGCTATTTGTGAAAAAGTGGCAAATGAAGAAATAGAAATTGTCTCATTATCACAAATACGTGGCAGAAGTTTTTCCAATTGTATTGTTTTAGTTACTGAGGCACAAAACCTTACTAAAAAGCATATAAAATTATTAGTATCAAGAATAGGTGAAGGTAGTAAAATTATTTTTGATGGCGACATCAAACAGACAGACAAAAATGTTTTTAGAGAGGACAATGGTCTATTGGCTTTAGAAAAGATAAAAGACTCAGAATATAAACAATTATATTCTGATTGTCAATTAGTCAAGACAGAGAGAAGTCGTACAGCTTGTGTAGCCGATTTCCTATAATGTAATGGGTTGTTTGCTAAAAGTAAACAACCCTTGCTTTTTATCTAAAAATATGCTATAATTAATACAAATACTAAGAAAGAAGGGATAAATTTGAATAGTGAATTAATAAATCTTTTTATTGATAAAGTTGGGCGAAAACCTAATGATAGAGATATGAGTACACTTGCAGGTTTAAAAACAACAATGACAGAGGAAAGAATAATGGAGCTTATTCTTTTTTGGACAGAAACAAAAGAAAAAGAACTAACTTCTTTTGCAATTATACCTTATTTGAAAGAGGAATACGAGCTGTATTTGGAAAATATAGATATAATAAAAAGAAGAATGGAAAAACAGAATATTAAAGAAACACCTGTAAAAAAAATAGTACGCCAAAAACAATGTAAAATTGTTCCAAAAATAAATTTGGAGGACTTAGGGAATGAATAAAAGTAATGTTGCACAGGTACTAGGAGTTTTGTGCAAGAACCCACAAATCCTCCAAAGAACAGACGAATTTCAATTATCACCAGATGATTTTGATAATATTTTAGACAAATATATATTTAGTACAATATATAATTGTTTTAATGAAGGTGCAGAAAGTTTAACTATTATTGACATCGACAAGTCTTTAAAGCTTAGTCCTGCGGCATATAGCGTTTGGGAACGACATGATGGGGCAAATTATTTAAGTCAAGCAATAGACTTGGGTAATGAAGGGAACTTTACAAACTATTACAACAATCTAAAAAAAGCCAATTTGTTAAGAGATTTAAATAAAATAGGTATTGATACTTCATGTATTTATTCAACTGATGTATTTGATGAAGATATATCAGAAAAAAATGAAACTTTTCAAAAAATGACAACACAAGATATAACTGAATTTTTTAAAAAGAAATTGGGAATACTAGAATACAAATATGGTTTGTCTGAGGTCGAAACAATAGATATGGGGCAAAAAATTAGAGGTATTTTCTCTGATTTTGAAACAAATTCAGTTGTTGGTGCTAAATTAATGGGTGATTATTTTAACACAGTCGTCGGCGGAGCAAGAAAAGGAACACTGTTTATGATGTCATCTACTTCGGCAGGTGGTAAAACACGTAATGCAATAGGTAATGCTTGTGAATTGGCTTTTCCAGTTAGATACAATTGGCGAACAAATGAATGGGAAAGACGATATAGTTCAGATAAAGTTCTATATATTGCGACTGAACAAGATGATAAAGAAATTGGTTCTTTAATGTTAGCATACTTAACTGGAATAAATGAGGATAAAGTTTTGTATCCATATAAATTAACCGACAAGGAAAGAAAGTTGGTGCAACAGGCTATATTTATAATAGAACAATATTCAGAAAACTTTAAATTGGTAGTTATGCCAAATCCATCAATTGCAAAAGTAAAATCAGCCGTTAGAAAGCTATATTATACAAATGGTTTAGACCATGTATTTTATGATTATATATTTAGTTCACCCGCTTTATTGGCAGAATTTAGAGATGTAAAAGTACGTGAAGATGTTGCCTTGTTACTTTTATCTACTGCTCTAAAAGAACTAGCAGTAGAGTTAAATTTATGGGTATATACTGGAACTCAATTAAGTAATGATGTAATGAGTGCAGATGGTTTTAAAGACCAAAGATTTCTTGCTAATGCAAAAAGTTTGGCGAATAAAGCTGATGTTGGGTGTATATTCCTAGATTTGTCTGATAAAGAGAAAAAAGCAATAGAGCAAATAGATTTTGGCGGCAAGCGTCCACCTAATCAAATAATGGATATATACAAACTTAGAAGAGGTCGATATATGAAAACAAGGATAATTTCATATTTTGATAAAGGAACTTGTCGAAGGGATGAGTATTTTATTACAAATGAAAAGTATGGTGATATTGAGGACTTTGAGTTATTGGAGTTAGAAAGTATTATAGAAATAAAAGAAAATGTTGCAAAAGAATTGGGAATGACATATCTAAAGTTGGAGGATTGCTGTGATATTTAATAGAGATGAAATAAAAGAAATATTAAAATATCTTGGTGCTGAAATTTTTGTTGATAGAAGAGAACATATGGAAACCAACACTATTTGTCATAATAAAAGTGGCGGTTCTTTAAAACTACATTTTTTTGACGATAGCGGTTATTTCCATTGTTACACAGATTGTGGCAAAAATCTTTCTATCTATGATGTTATAATTCAAAATAGAAAACTTTATAATGAAAATTATAATTTTCATAAAGCCATTCAATTAATAGAAAAGATTTTGAATAAAAGTATTAAATCAGAAAGAAAAGAACATGTTACTTTTGATATACCAGCTGTAAAAAAAATTATAAAACCTCAAATATTAAAAGAACATAATAAAAGCATATTAGATTGTTTTGAAAAGGACGAAATCTTTGAGTGGCAGATGGAAGGAATAAATAAAGAAAGTATTGAAAAATTTCAAATTTCTTTCTATCGTCCTGATAATCAAATCATTATTCCACATTATGACATAGATAATAGATTAATCGGTATAAGAGTTAGAAATTTAGATGTTGACGCACATGCAAAATATTGCCCACTTATTATAGGTGATAAGAAATTTAATCATCCATTGAGATTAAACTTATATGGTCTAAATTTTAACAAGGAAGATATTTCAAAAACTGGAACTGTTTTTGTTTTTGAGGCAGAAAAAAGCGTTATGAAGATGGGTTCTTTTTTTAATTTTAATAATTCAGTTGCCACTTGTAATAATCAATTGGGAGAATGGCAATTAAATTTACTATTAAAAATTCCAAATTTAAGAGAAATAGTTCTTTGTTTCGATAGAGATTATGAAAATAACGACTATAAAAAACAAAATAAACTATTTGAAAAATACGAAAAAGAAGCAAGAAAAGCGGGCAAATTCGTTAAAACAAGTTTTATTTGGGATAGCCAAAATCTTTTAGAAAATAAAGATGCACCAATTGATAAAGGGGCAGAAACATTTAAAAAATTATATAGTAAACGTATTGACTTTTCATAATAAATATGCTATAATATTATAGTAAAAGAAAGAAGGAATAGAAAAAATGAATATTCAAATAAAAAAAGAAACTAAAGACATAAAACAATTTAGAAACTATTTTAAACAACTAGTTTTAGCAAGAGGTATAACTGATGAAAGTAATTGGGATAATTACTACAATCCAACAGAAAAAAATGAACATAGTCCATTAAATCTGAAGAATATTGAGAAGGCATATCAATTATTAATAAATAATTTAGATAAAAAGATTGGCTTTTTAGTAGATAGTGATGCTGATGGATTTTGTTCGGCATCAATATTATTAAATTATCTTTTAAAAATAAACAAAGATTTAAACTATGTATTCTTTGTTCACGAAGGAAAAGAGCATGGACTTAAAGATAGTGTAAACTTTTTTATAAAAAACTATTGCAATTTGGTAATAGTTCCAGACGCAGGAACAAATGATATAGAAGAACAGGAAAAACTCTATAACAATTCTATAGACTTAATAATACTAGACCATCATGAAAGTGAAAAAGAATTGGAAGATAATGATTGTATTGCTATTGTAAATCCTCAATTAGATGATTATCCAAATAAAGCCCTTTCTGGAGGGGGTGTTGTTTTAAAATTTGTACAATACTTAGATACAAAATTTAATGTAAATTATAGTAATTTCTATTATGATTTGGCGGCAACTTCTATTGTAAGTGATATATTGGATATTACAACTTTAGAAAATAGATGGATAATTACAAAAGGATTGAAAGAATTTAATAATCCATTTTTAAAATCAGCCATACTAAAACAATCATGTTTAGTTGGCGAAGATGTGAACCCTCAAGGAATATCTTTTTATATTGCTCCACTTATCAATAGTTTAATAAGATTTGGAACAAAGGAACAAAAAGAAAAGCTGTTTACTTCAATGCTTGAAAATGAAGGAACAAAAATAGTTAACACTAGATATCAAACCTTAGCTGAAGAAATGGTTGAAGAAACCATCAAGACAAAAAACACTCAAGATAGAGTAGTAAAAAGATGTTTTGCTAGGTCACTAAAAGAAATAGAAAAAGAAGGGCAAGATAAAAATGAAATTATAATTTGCCAAAAAATTCTTAAAGATGAGGACGAAAAGGCAGTTAATGGTTTAATTGCTATGAACCTCACTGCACACTTTAAAAAGCCAGTTTTATACTTAGTTAAAACTAAAAACGGTTTACAAGGTTCAGCAAGAAATTGTGAAGGACATCCTATTGAAAATTTAAAAGATTATTTAAATGAAAGTGGACTTGTAAATTACGCACAAGGTCATGGAAGTGCATTCGGTGTTTCTATAAATGAAGAAAATATTTCTATATTAATAGAAAAAATAAATAATGATATGGTAGAATTAAAGAATAATACGGTTCACTATGTAGATTTTATGAGGGGCAATAATGATGAAGATTAGAAGTTAGTTTTAATATGTGCGTTTCGCCATGGATTGCTTTAGCAATTTTACAAAACTAACGAAATAGTCCCTTCATACCGTGAGGTATGTCGAGAACCCTTTGAATTGCTGGAAAGTCTTGTTAGACTAATAAACTACAACATAGAAAGAAATTTCAAGTGTGAATGTTTTAAAATTATTAGGTAGAGATAATCAGCAGCTAAGACTCTAAGTTATTTTATAAATAATATGAGTAAAGTTCGACGGTCATGTATCCTAGTAGTCTAGGTAGCGGAGGGAATCTTGGAAGAAGTGCCAAGATTATGATATGACCTATGCTTAGCCGAGAGGTTAAGAAAGAACTTTCACCTATTGACTTTTAATTAATTTTATGGTATAATTAATTAAAAGGAGGTGATATAAATGAAGATAGGATTCAAAGTCAGAATCTATCCAAACAAAGAACAAGAAGAAAAATTATTTTATTACTGCAAAGCAAGTCATGAAATGTGGAATTATGTTGTTGCCAAGTTTAAAGATGAAAAAGTTATATGTCAATCACATTCTATAAAAGGATTTACTGCAAAAGAATTAATTAATGAATACAAAAAAGAAAATATTCACAATAGAATTGCGGTTAATGTATTAACAAGATACTCTCAAGCTTGGAAAAGAGTTTACAACAAAATTGGAAGACCACCAAAATTCCATAAATATAATCCCAATAAACAATCATTCTGTATTGCTAGTCAGATAATAAAAATATCTGATAAGAATACAATAATGCTACCTATTCCGACTGGTGTCAAGTTTAAAGGTAGACAAATACCAATTGATATGACGTTTTTAAATAAGTACAATATTAAAACAATAACAGAACCAAGATATACTTGCTCCTATGGAAAGTGGTATATTAGTGGTTCTTGTGAAGTAAATATTGAACCATTAGAAAAAACAAAAAGTCAACTAGGTCTTGATTGGGGAATAAAGAATTTTATGACATCATCAAAGGGTGATATAATAAATTATCCGAAAACTGTTCTTAGACAATTTTATAGAATTAATTCTTTAAAGTCTAAATTAAGTAAAAAGGTTAAAAATTCAAATAATAACAAAAAGTTATCTGAAAAACTTGATAAAGCTTATTTTAGATTTGAAAACTTGAAAAAGAATTTTATAGAACAAACAACTACTCAATTAGCAAAAGAGAATAATATTGCTATCGAAGATTTAACAAATAATAAAATCAAAGAATCTCGAAAGAATTTTCGTAGAAGAAAATTAATTGCTCCATTAGATAGGTTTATAACAGCATTAGAGTGGAAATGTAAGAAATTTAATAGGGATTTTATTAAAGTTAATCCAGCATATACTTCAATGGATTGCTCAAGATGTGGAAAGAGAAATCTTGAATTAAGATTGAAAGATAGGGAATATAAATGTAGTTGTGGTTTGGAATTGGATCGAGATATTAATGCGGCTTGTAATATAGTCGCAAGAGGATTCTGTTAACCTTTATAGCTTATTAAATAAGCAGTTCCTTTTAATGTTTAACGAACATTAAAAGTAATATAACAGATTGACATTCTTATAGAAAATTTAGGGGCAAATGATGATATGTATGGAAAAGGTAATCCAAAACCAGAAATTGCTATAGAGCTAGATGTAAGTGCTAGAGATATAAGGATAAAAGGTTCAAAAAAAGATACATCAGAAATTACTTTTGATTGTTTTTCAGTGTTAAAATTTATGGATAAGGATTTCGCTGACTTAATTGATACTTGTAAAGTTGGCAAATTAACGGCAATTTGTGAACCGTCCATTAATTTTTGGAACAATAAAATTAAAAAACAACTGAATATAAAGCAATATGAATTGCAAATAATTGAGAAAAAGCCTTCAGAGGAAGAATTTTTTATCATTTGACAAATTAACAGAAATGTGTTATAATTACTATATTAAATAAAGAAAGAAGGTATATAATGAGGTTTGAAACACACACCCACACCGAATTTTCCAATAAACGTTTATTGGATAGTACAAACAAAATAGACAAGCTACTATTAAAAGCAAATGAGATGGGTTTATCTGGTTTAACAATAACAGACCATGAAAGCCTAGCCAGTGCTCCGAGGTTGTTTAGATTAGAGAAAGAACTAAAAGAGAAAGGCGAATTGCCTAAAGAATTTAAGGTTGCTTTAGGTAATGAGATTTATTTAGTTGAGGATAGAGAAAATATTGAAAGATATTTTCACTTTATTCTTATAGCAAAAAGTTTAAAGGGGTATCATGCACTTTCTATTCTATCAAGTCTTGCTAATCTACAAGGTTGGAAGACGGGCAAAATGGAAAGAGTGCCCACAACAATAAAAGAGTTAAAAGGTGTAATGGAAGATTATAAGGGTGAAGTGATAGCTTGTACCGCCTGTTTAGGGGGCTATATGCAAAACAGAGCTTTGTCTTTATCCAAGGCATCAAAAGCAAAAGACAAAGAATTGGAAAGCAAAGTAAAAAAAGAAATGATAGATTTTACTGATGAAATGGTTTCTATCTTTGGTGATGATTTTTATATAGAATTATCACCAGCAGAAACGGAAGAACAAATTGTGGTAAATCAAATCCTTTTAAACTTTGCCGACTTTAAAGGTTTAAAATGTATTGTTGGCTCTGACGCCCATTATCTCAGACCAGAGAATAGACGTGCACATTCAGCCTTTCTTAACTCCAACAAAGGTAAAGATAGAGAAACCGATAAATTTTATCGCTATGCTTATTTACAGACAGATAACGAAATAAAACAAAACTTATTTAATGTTTGTAATGAGGATAGGGTTGAAGAGTTTTTTAGAAATTCTTTATCACTTGCCGAAAAAATTGGAGAATATAGTATTTTTAAAGCCCCAATCATTCCAGAATTTAATGACATAAAAATATTTGACATTGGTAATTACCCTAATATTCAACAAAAGACCTTAAGAAAATATTTAGATAGTGACAATATTCAAAAAAGGTACTGGGCTAATAGTTGCCTAGATAGTTTATACGAAAAAAAATTAGAAAGTGATGTTACATTAGATAGATTAGAAACGGAAGCCGATATCTTAGAATATTTATCTGAAAAAAGTGATGTAACAATTGCTAGTTACTTTAATACTTTTAAAGAAGTAGTGGATATCTTTTGGGATGCAGAAAGTATAATGCCTCCCGGCAGAGGCTCAGCATCTGGCTTTTTATCTTGTTATTTGTTAGATATTGTACAGGTCAACCCCTTACAATATAACTTACAACATTGGAGATTAACTTAATTTATAGTTTAAAAGTCTCCCTTTTATAGTAATATAGAAGAAAACAACTTTGTGAACTTGTGGTCTAAGGTGTTGATTTAACGCTTAGGATTTGTAGGAAATGACAAATAGTAAATCAGCTAACAGGGGAATCTTTTAATGCCGAAAATGTTAAAGACAATCCTGTGCCAAGCTACTTCCATATTGGAGAAACAATATGGGAGTTGAAGGTGCATCGACTATCGAAAGGATAATAGCAATAGTGATATTGTTATGAATAACTAAGTAGAGTAGGGTGGAGATGACCGCCATCCGAAGTGCAAAGACTCTCATAGTAGACTATTATTCAAACAATTAAAGAGGTGTTTATTATGGGATACATTTATAAAATTACAAAAAAATAAAGTCTATTGTAATTTTAAAGTGTATTATGAGAGTAAGATATAGTCAGCCCCGCTGGTGACAGTGGACTAAGGTGTTTTAAATAAAGAGAGGGTTGAATTGCCTAAACAAATATTGGGCAAGTAAAAATGGGTGAACGCATCCAGCGGTGTGCTTAATATCTTATTATTAAGTGCTAACGGTAGAAGTTGAATAAGGTAGAAATACACGAAGACGCTTCAGAAGAGAACCTACGGTCTAGAAATAGATAGCAGGAGATACCGTGTCGAGTCTAATTGTTAGATTAGAAAGATGTAACGACTAAATTAAAAATATTTATATTTTTAGAGAGGAATAGAGATGGATACTATTCCGTAGTGCCCATGAAGGAGTTTAACTCTGGAATGAGATAGTCTAATCCCCTAATAAATATCGGGAAACCGAGGGTGTAAATGGATATTGATTGTGACTTAGACCCACAACAAAAAGAAGAAATTTTTAAAAGAATAAGATTACGCCTCTATAAAGAGGGTGAAAAGTTCTATACAAAAGAATATCTAAAACCTTTTCTAAAAATAGGACAATTTGCACAAGTTGCCACATATGGAACTGCAGCATTAAAGGCGGCAATCCAAATGGCGGGGCGAGCGTGGGTTGATGAAGAGCACCCCGATGGTCTTATACAGGAAGGGCAGTACCTAAGTTCTCTAATAACCTCAAAAAGAGGTTCAAATGCAGATTTAAAAAAGACATTATTAGGTGATGAAGATAGTGGAGACAAGCCGAATTATGCTTTCATAAAAGAAGTAGAAAAATATGAAGGGCTATTACAAAACATAAAAGAATTGGAAGGGCTTATTAAGCAAAAGGGTGTTCATGCAGGTGGCGTTATTATGTTTACACGTCCATTTTGGGAAATATCACCACTTATGAAAAGTAATGTAGGAGGTGTAGTCACCCAATACGACCTACATGACATTGAAACAACAGGTGGATTAAAATTCGACTTCCTAAGTACAAAAGTTCCTACAAAATTAAGATACGCTATAAAATTAGCACAAAAAGATGGTTTGATAGATAAAGAGTTATCACTTAGAGAAGCTTATAACAAGTATTTACATCCATCTAACGCCGATTTTAAAGACGAAACATTATATAATGAAATAGGTAAAGGCGAAATATTTGATTTGTTTCAGTTTAGTGGTAGTGTTGGTGTACAAGCAACAAAACTTACTAAACCTAGAACTGTAGAAGAACTTACCGCTGCATCAGCACTTATGAGATTAACGGCAGATAGGGGTGAAGAAAATCAATTATCACGTTTCGCTAGGTTTAAAAATAATTTAAATCTTTGGTATGAAGAAATGGAAAGAGTCGGACTTACTAAAGAGGAACAAGGAGTATTAGAAAAATATTACTTCTGTGGTTTAGCACCTTATCAAGAAACATTTATGCGTATTCTTATGGATGAAAATGTTTCTAACTTTACTTTAGGTGAGGCAAATAACGCTCGAAAAATTATAGCAAAAAAACAAATAAGTAAAATACCAGAATTAACTGAACTATTTTATTCAAGAGTTAAAAACAAAATTTTTGCCGATTATATTTATAAAACGGCTATCAAACCAAGTTTAGGGTACGCTTTTTCAATTAATCACTCTCTACCATATTCTATGATAGCAGTACAAGAAGCTATTATATACTGTAAATTCGGCAGAACTTATTGGAATACTGCATCACTTATTACAGAAAGTAATGTTGTTGAGGACGATGAAACTGACGAATTAGAAGAAACTGAAGAAGAATTATTTGAAGTAGAAGAAAGTAAGTCTAGTTTAGACATTGGAAAAATTTCTAAAGCAATACTTAAAATGAAAGATTGGGGAATCAAGATATTACCACCTGATATTAATAAATCAGAAGTCGGTTTCACGCCCAACGCAAAAGATGATATTATTTATTGCGGATTATCTAATATATCAGGAATAAACAAAGATGATATAAATGAAATTATTCAAAAAAGACCATTTAAAAATTTAGAACATTTCATGCAAGAATTTAGTGGCAATATTACCAAGAAATTGAACTGTGTTAGAGCAGGTTTATTTGGTGATTATGAACAAAATTTAAGAACACTTTTAAGTGAAAAAAGCCCCGAAAAATTAAACTTGGATATGAAAAATGCACAAGCCTTAATAACAAAAGGATTGTTTCCAAAAGACTTGGAAAAAGAAACAAAAGCCTTTATGATGGCAAAAAGTGTAAAGAAAAATAAAATAAATAAAGAACAATGCTTTGCTAATCCATCACAAGTAGAAGAGTTTTTAGAATTATTTGGCGAAGACTCAGTGGAAGAATATAGGGTAAATGATATCGGCGATACTGAGATTGTTATAAATATTAAACTTATGGATAATATTCTTAAAAAATTCAAAGCAAGTTTAAAAAATTGGTTGACAGCTAATAAAGAAGAAATTTTAAAAAGGTTTAATGAAAGTTCAATAAATGAAGTTCTTTCAAAATATTACTTAACTGAAGAAAGAGCATCTTTAAAGGTACTTGGTTATTACCAAAAAGAGCATGAATTTGAAAAAATAAATGAATTTGACAGATATGGTTTTGCCAACTTTTTCAAACTAGCCGAAGAACCATCTGTTGCAAGCTATTTTAATTCTAAAGAAAATTATAAAATCCCCCTATACAAAATAGAAAAGATTGCGGGAACTGTTATCGCAAAAGATGACCTAAAAAAAATTGTAACTCTTTTAACAGTAGATGGTGTAGTTGATGTAAAAATACCCGCAGTTGAAGTATATTCTAAATATAAGAAAACAATATCTCAATTTTGTGAGACAGAGAATAAAAACAAAAAAGTTGAGGGTTCATGGTTTGAAAGAGGAACTTTCTTAATTATTTATGGTTTTAGGCGTGGCGAGGAATTTGTGGCAAAAACTTACAGAAATACAGGACAACACGTTGTAAATAAATTTGATATAATTGATGGAACAATTCAATTATGTTCACGAAAGTTAAGGGACGCTTAACCCTTGACTTTTTCGTGAAAACGTGTTATAATATATACATAATAAAAATAAAGGAGATTTAACTATGACACAAATGAAAAAATCAGTACAAGAATTTGTAATAGACACGGAAGATGAGGTAAAAAGCTTTTTAGAAAAACAAAAAGCAATTACTGATAGTGAACTAACCGCTTACACTTCTCAATTAAAAGAAGTGAAGTCAAAAGGAGAAGTTGTTGACACTTATTATTTAGTTAAAATAACAAGAAAATATGAGGTAGAATAATGGTCGTAGAGGTTATTTGTGGAGATGTTCTTTCTAAAAAACCTTTAAAATTTCCTTCTCTTGCCGCAATGAAAGTTGCGGGAAGAATAAAGGAACAAAATAACAAGCCAAGGTTATTACTAGATATTGGAGATAGTGTAAAATACAATAAAAAAATTGTATTAGATTTGCAAACTTATCTAAAATATTTTGTAGATGATGAAAATGCCGAATATATTACAAATGAAAAAGTGTATAAAGAGTATAAAGATGTAAAACCATATATAGGACTTTATAAAATCCTAGAAAAAAATAACAAAATCTTAAGAGATAACTTAAAAAGTGAATTTGTATCGCCATATGATGCACTCAATTATTCGCTCAAAAAAAGATTTTTATTTTATGGTAAATGGGCGGCAACTCCAGAATTTATAGAAAAACTTTATACAATTCTAACAGGGTTTGATTTTGTAGAGATACCAATCTATTTCTCTACTCTAAATATACACCTATTGGACAAAAAGAAATTTGGTGCACAAAACCCTTATAATTTTATAGTAGGAACTAATAATATGAAACTATTAAAACAATATGAGGGCTTATCTTACTATGTAGATATTCTTAATGGGGCTTCTGCAAGAGAGATAAGTGAATTAGCCTTATCTCAGCCAAAAGTAAAATTTATATCTAAAATACAAGATTACGCCCTGATAGTTAAATGGGCAAATGGAAAAAGAAAGAAAAGTTTAGAAGAATATTTAAAGGGGTGATAGTGTGTTTGATTATTCTAAATTAAGTGAATATTCAAAAGATGAAATTGAAAAAGAGTTAGAAAGACAACTTACAAATTTCACTTTAAATAAAAAAGAAATAGAAATTCTATTAGTAGAATTAAATGGGAGGAAATAGAATGGAAATAAAGGAAGTTACTGAAAAAGAGTTGAAAAAAATACTAAGTGCAACAGAAGAAGAACTGGAAAAAATGTTGGATGAAACTCCCACACAAATTAACAATGAAACATTTTTCTTTGATAGAGGAATTTTATTCCTCGAGGAGATTTGCGAAAACACAAAAAATCTAATATCTGATATACACTTCTTAAATTTAAAAAACAAAGAACTTCCAGATGACCAAAAACTTGACAAAATTATTTTAAAGATTAATTCAGAAGGTGGTTGTATAGCTACTGCTCTTAATTTAATAGATGAAATAAGATTAAGTGAAATTCCAGTTGTAGGAATAGTAGAGGGTCTTTGTGCAAGTTCGGCTGTTCCAGTCTTTTTATCATGCCATGAAAGATTATATAGAGAAAATTCTACTTTCCTAATTCATGAACAGAGTTTAAAAATTCCTGATTTTATGAAATATTCACAAATGAAATACTATATGGATTATTCAAAGAAAAAATTTAAAGTTTTCAAAAACATAATATTGGAAAATTCAAACATGACTGAGGATAAATTGAAAAAATTGTTAAAACAACCTGATAGATTTTTATCAACAGAAAAAGCAGAGAAAATAGGGTTATTAGCAAAATGTCAAAAACAGAAAACTTATTAGAAAAAATATTCATAGAGAACAATATTCCATATCAAAGAGAATATTCTTTCTATGATTTAAAGGGCAAGAGGGATTATTTAAGGTTCGATTTCGCTCTTTTTAAAAATGGCAAACTGGATGCCTTAGTTGAATATGATGGAAGACAGCATTTTGCCCAAACCTTTTTTCATAAAACGACAAAAAGCTATCTAAGTTCTTTAGAGAGAGATAGAACCAAAAACAGATATTGCCTATTAAAAAAAATAAAGCTAATAAGAATACCTTATAATTATCAAATAAATGGTTTAAACTTTCTTAATGATGAAAGTCTTGTCGTAAAATCTATTTATCATAATGATAGATTAAGACAAGACTTGACAAATCGAATAAAGTATGATATAATATATATAGAGAATGAGAATTGAATAAAAAACAATTTTTGTTCTCTTATTTTTTATCGTGAAAGGGAGATTTTAATGTATAATGAAAATAGTATAGTTACATTGTCACAGGGAGAAGCTTTTAGAAAAAAGATAGGTATGTACTTATCTGCCAATTTACAAGAAGCAATAAATTTGGGTTTAAGAGAATTGGTTGTAAATGTTCAAGACGAGTACGAGCAGTATAAGCCAAAAAATCCACAAGTTATTATTAAATTGGATACTAAAAATAGAATAATTTCAGTTGCTGATAATATGAGAGGAATACCAGTTGGTATAAGGGATGATGGGATTA